CCTTTAAAGCTATGTATAAGCATTGAATAGTGATGCAGATGGATAGTGCTACTACCATAACTGCAGCTGCTTTAATTTGTGTCTTGGCTTCCTGTGTCATTTGATTTCTTTTTGTCAAAGATAGATTCTATAACTGTTAATCCCAAACCACCCCCGGCTAAAATAAGCAAGCCATCAAACATGTATTCAGGAGTTTTGTAATCTGTGAAGGTGCCAATGTAAGATAAGTTAATGCATACTATAACAGCTAAGATAGATGCCACTCGTTTAGAGCTTGCATCTCCTTCGTTACTAAATATGCTCTTCAGCCATTTCATCTCTTCTTACGCATCTTGTATATCGTAAAGATAGATGCTGCTGCTGATAGTAATAAACAAAATATCTTTAATGCGAATTCAACATCTACCATCCATGCAGGCACAGATAAAAGAATGCTAGTTACTGCTCCTGTTACTCCCTCTGCTACTTGTTGCTGATGATTACTCATAATTCGTGAAGTAGTGTGTAGGTGAATGATTTTTTACCTGATTTAATACAGGCTTGTATAAGCTCTTTGAAATCTTTAGGACTATTCAGCACTTGGCATCCTGCACTCCACTTATCAATGTTCTTAGATTCTGTTAATTCATTAGCTCGATGGATGTTAATTCCAAATAGGCCTGTATCTTCTTTACCTTGCTCCTCAGCAATGCTATCCTTATCGGCATCTCTAAATACAGTAACCTTCTTTGATTGCACTAATGCGCTGTATTTACCCTTATGTAAGCCAATAATCCAAGTGTCGACATATTGTCCTACCTTAAGTACAGCAGTTCCAAGCTTATTCATAGGATTATTAAGCCAAAAAGCACCTGGATTAGTGGAAGCAGTGTACCACTTAACTTCATTGCCTTGCACCAAGCCTATTAGATCATCAAATTTATTAGGCTCATTAGCTTTGCTACGTATTCCTACCACGTGAATAGTAGGCCACTTATAGCCGAGCTCTGTAAATTGAGCCTTAAGCTCTTCTATTGTTGGTGCTTTCATTCTTTCTTAATTCTTTATCTCGTTTAGTTAGGTAGACCTTAAGCTTACGCTCATAGTCTTTTCTTGTTTGCTGCTCCTTTGTTAATTTCATTCTTAGTTAGTAAAGTCTCGCACGTTAAATCTGCTCCATGGACTCTCACTGTTGTTCATACTTCTGCTAAAAGCTATTTGGCTCTGCCTGTTTACTACACGAATGGGTGTAATGTTAGGGCTTGTGTTATTGCTGTATTCAGGATAGTCTGAGTTATTAGCGCACAAGTAATCTACTAATCTTTGAGTATAGTAGTTAGCATTCTCACGTGCCATATCTCTTAGAGCTGATAGCTCACTCTGAGAAATTGCTGTAGTGTTCTCAGATTGGCGAGTAACTAAGTTACCGTTATCATGCTTATACATCAGCATTGGATACAGTTCTACCATGGTCCACCATGCAGTAGGCTTTACGATATACTCATTTAATAGAGTCTCATAAACACCTGATAAAGTGCCATTCTCTATCTCGCTTTTAATCTTGTTGGTAAGGTTAGTGCCAAGCCAAAGAGTAATATACTTATCCTGCGCTAAGTAAATTGCAGGTCTAATTAAGTTAGTATCTACAGCCTCATTTAGCTGAGTGTATTTCTTTAAAAACTCTTCGTTTATAAAAAGTATTTCGGGTGCTATTGCCATGTTATTAATGTTTAATTTGTTCCTGGGTATCTGCCATTATTTGGCAAGTCAAAAGTGCGAGTGTTAGCTGTAGCAAAGTCTTTAGCTATATCTTTTAATGGCATGCCTGCACGTATTGCTTTAGATACTGAAATTTCATCAGATGATTCTAAGCCATTATCAGCAACGAATCGGCCCTTCTCTCTCTTTCTAAAATACACTCTACGCTCCCAATAATGCTTACAATTAACTGATCCTTTGTATAACCATATGCTATAAGTAGAGCCATTGTGCCCCATCTTAGGATTCAGGTCATTACTATCTGCACTCATGCCAGTTAAATCTTCGTAACGGTAAACAAAGTTAGCACGTGAAGCGCTTACCATTTGTCTGCAGAACTTTCTGCTATTTCCGCTAAGATTCTTTGAGTATGCGTATCTAATTTTGTAGAGTCCGCTATCCATTTCAGATGGTCTATCAGGATCAGAGTAGCTTCTAACTGATGCAAGATTAACAGGCTCAGCTTCTATAAGCTCCCACTCCTCCTCATCTACTATCTCGCCCTTATCTTCTAAGAATTCGCACCACCAATTTTCATCCTCATCAGTAAAGATTGGAGGCTTTTCTTGTGGCTCTAAATTAGTCTTTTTTTTTTGAGCTGATAGCTTAGCTACAGCACTACCATCTGATGGCTCAAACATTGCAGTTGCTACATCAATAGGAAGCTGTAAGAATTGAACTAAGAATACTATTGCTTGCTCCTTAGTTAAGGCTCCTGTTTGAACTGCTGCTACAATTTCTAAAGCACTTCCTATCTGAGCACCGTTATAAGTTACATCACTTACTGATGCTCCTGCTGGTGCTACCGGTGCAGCTACGTTAGTGTCAGTTGTTGCATTATCTGCAACAGTTGTAGGTGTAGTTGCTGCTATTGCCTTATCCATCTCATCAGAGAATATATCATTAGACTCAATATAAATATCAGCCACAATGCCCATACCTTTAAATATCTCTTCAAAGCTATCAGTTATAATTTTTTGATAAGGCTCAATAATGTTTTTGTTAAAGATGCGATAAGCGTTCTTCATCTCATCAGCGTTACTACCTAATCCTCCTGCATCACGAATACCAAATAATAGAGGAGATGTAACGCGGTGAGCTGCTAAGATATTCTCTCTTGACTGAGTGCTTAGTTCTTGCCACTGCTTATCTGCATCAGTCATAGGCACAAGGTCTAAACGAGGTGCTCTATCTGATGATTCATTAAAAGTAAATACTACCTTACCTGCTTTTCTTGCACCTACCATAGTCTCCCAGTTCCTTCTGATAGCTAACTGCTCTTCGGGATCAGGGATGCCATTGTTAAAGTGCAGCATGTAAGAAGGTGCCATACCATTACTTAAGAAAGCTCTATAAAATTCGCTTATTTCTCTTGTAATTTCTATGTAATTGATAGCACTGTAGTAATCAGGCTTCGGATAGTATGCGCTGCCTGGTGTCATCACTCCAATAAATAGCACTTGAGAAGGCTCATCTGCTTTCGAAGTTGGATTGTACATCGGGATAAATACAGGGATGTTCTTCTTTTTGCGCATATCATTCCAATCTTTAGAATAATAAATGCCAGGTATAACATCTTCATCATTAGCAACAGCAAGACGGCAATTCTCATAAGGCAGCTCGTTAATTTTAGCTATGCTATTTCTATCTACTGACCAAATAATCTCTAAGTAATATCCTCCCTGCATCTTAGCATCTAATGCTACAGGCCGTCTAATGCTATTTAGTTTAAGTCTATCTATCTCTCTTTGCGCTGCAGGGTTATTACTCTTAATCTCTTTGCCTGCTATCATGAAAGCTATGCTCATAGTAAGAGCAGAGTGCACCGGAGAACTATAATACAGATCTATTAAATAATTAGGAAATGAGTTAGCCTCACCTAATGTTACCCACCCTTTAGGAGTCTCTTTCTCGTTAGCTTCCTGAGGCATTGCTGCGCCAAGATTAACTAACATAGGTGCCGCGTGTTTAATTTTATCCATTGTAGGCTATATCTGAATCTATGGTTAGGTTAGGCTCTGTAAATCGGGGAGTAGTTAAATCTTCTACTATTAAATAACCCATTTGGATTACCCCTTCTACAACAGCATCTGTAGGATCTAAGTTAGTGGAGCTGTTCTGCCCATAAACTACGTAGCTAAATCGAGCTGGGTAGTTAATTAGTAGGCTCGCAGCTGTTGGTGTGTTGGCATTGGTGCCAATCTGAATGGTAGTATACCTATCATTCTGAGCTATCTGTGTTGGGATAGCATAAAGCTTCTCAAGTGTTTGCTCGTTAGTTAATTCAAGCAGGTAATCAGTATACGTGTTAGCAAGCAAAAGCTCCCCTTCCTTTAGACTAAGGTAGAGGAGCTGTGCTGCTGTATTTTTTAGTAAGTATATCATGCTTTAAATATAGCACAATTTTACTTACAATGTAGCTTGAACTACAGTAACTGTAGCGAAGTCTTGAAATGGAGTATCTCCTGCATCCTGATCTAACAAGTATGCCTTATCTTTCTCCTCACCTGTGAAAGTGATAGTGTAGCCACTCATATCTCCCTTTGCAGTACCTGAAGCTGTAGTAAAGGCAGTAACCTCTACCCCATCTTTGTAACCACACATCCAAATGTTATCGTTATTATCCTGTACGAATAATACGTTGCGACCTTTAGAAATGTTTTGAAGCTCAAATGAACGTGCAGCAGTCATGCCATGAAACATAGCTACAACAGTTTGTGTGTAATATACAGTGCCATTCTCGATGCTGATAGCAGCCTCTTCTGTGAATGATCCTGTATGCTTAGGCAATTCAAATTCGTAAACACTTCCTGTAGCAAGAGCAGTAACTAAGTTAGTTCCTCCGTTAATAGTAGCAGTGTTAGCGAATGTAGCGTAATTTCCTAAGTAGATGGCTTTAATGCCTCCAATCGCCTCTTTACATGCGATCAATATGCCAGCGGTAGTTAGACAGCTCATAATTATTTTTTTTTATTTAGTTAAATATTCTTTGCAAAGAATGGGCAGCTATTAGCTAACCCACTCTTTTAACAAAGGAGTATTATTTAGTTATCGAATCCGATAACGATATCACCAAGTACAGCGTACTGAACACCAGCGCGGAAGCGCATAGCCATTCTCACGTTATCAGAAGCATCAGTAAAGCTCATATCTACTACTTTCACCTCGTTGAAATCTGAAGTCAAATCAGTTCCGAAGTTTAAGTTAGCTACTGTAGCTAAGATAACTACTGAATCAGAGATACCTGGGCAAACATACACATCATACCCGTTAAAGGTCAATGGGAATTGAGCAGTACCTTGGAACGTTTGCAAGTAACCTGCAGTAGCCAAAGCTTGACGGTATAACTGTGCAGTCTTACGGTTAACGTAGATCTTAAGGTCAGGGCTTCCTACCAATGTAGCAGGCAATGCGTCAGTACATAACTGCAATTTAGCAATTACGTTAGTAGCATCCAAAGAAGCAGCGAAATCTACATCAGGTGTACCACCTTTACCGGCATCGATTAAGTATTGTAATCCGTTGAATCCTGTAAATCCTGAAGATGGCCAGTTACCTTTCCAAATATTGCACTCAATTTCTTGTGCTACTTTAGCAGCCAAGTGAGAAATTAAGAAATCAGAGAAGTTAGCAGGAACTACATCGTTGATAAAGCCACGACCTGTTTGAGCCGCTTCCCAATCTTTTGTAAATTCAGCCTTACACAATTGGATATTAACCATAAGGTCTGTTACAGTCAACACTTTCTCCTCAAGAGTAAGAGCAGATGTAGAGTTGTCAAAGTCGCAAGTAGCAGCTTTAACTAATCCTGTAGAAGCAAGAATCTTAAGTACAGCTTTGTACTTTACGTTCTCTTTAACAGTGATGTAATTGTTTGCAATAGTGTCTCCTGAAAGAACTGCTGCAGCAATGTACGGTAGCGCTAATTCGCCAGCGTAGGTTGAGGTGATGGTCAAGTTATCAGCCATTTTGTTTTGTTTTTGTTTTTGTTTTTAGTTGTTTTTGTATCTTGCTACTATAGCACGAGTTCTATCTTCGATATTGCTCATTGCTGTAATGTTTAAAGGTGCTTGAGGTGCAGCTTGGCGTGCCTGCTTTACAGTAGTTGCTGCCGGTGCTTTACTTAGCTCAGTGATTTGCTTCTCAGCAGCGCTAAGCTTAGCTTCGAATTCAGAGATTACATTTTTAAGCAATCCTTCTACTTGCTCCTTAGAGTAAGTCTCAGCTATCTCTTGCTCTACTTCAATCTCTACAGTAGGCTCTTCAGTAATAGCTTCTGCCATTGACTCAATTACGCCTGCTGCTACAACGATAGTCATACCGTTATCCATTGTGTATTCACCATCAGCAAGAGGTGTAGGGTTGCCGTCTGCATCCATTACGAATACGTCTACTCCTTCGGCAAATGCATCAGCACTTGAGTAGATCATAGTACCATCAGCTAAAGCGCCTTCTACAGCCATTGCTACAGGTGTAGCTTCCGGTGCAGTCTCTTCTACTGATAGCTTTACTCCATGCTTTGCAAGCTGCGGAGCGAACTTCTTTAAAATTTCTTGAATCATGTTCATCGTGTTATATTAGTTAGTGGAAAAAATTACAAATTCATTTCAAGCTGCTCAGCTAATTCAGCTAATAGCTTCTCTAAGTCTTTCTCTTGCACTTGAGTTTCACTCATTGGCGCAAACCATCCCTCTATTGAAAAGCCTTTTACCTCGCCATTCTTTACAGCTTCCCAAGTCTTATCATCATCTACTTTTACCCCTATCATCCACGTGCCCTCAGGAAGCTCAAAGCCATAATTCATACTCTTATCATGTGCTCCTGTAGTAACCCAAGATTCTACTACTGTAAGATTATTTACAGGCATCTCATGCTGGATAGTGTGATTATGGTGCATGTTACGCTTAAGAAATTCCTGAGCCGTTTGCTCTATAGTCTCTTTAGAGTAAGTGATAAAATACTTTTCGTTATTACCATCATATCTAACTATAGGCTGATTAGGAATTAAGGCAGGGCCGTATAGCATGCGCTTCTCTCCATCCTCTACTCTTGCTAATAACAAGTTAGCTTTAGACAGTGCTACAAAGTCTACCATTATGGCAGGCTCAGATACTAAGCTCACAGCGTATACCCCCATGTTATCCTCCTCTTCGCCGAGGCCATACTCTATTAACTTCAATTTGTCGTTCATATCATTGCTTTTTTAGTAGTGGAAAAAATCTATAAATGTGATTGGTCTATTATCTTTTGTCTTGCCTCTAATGCATTTGCTACATTGCCTGCAAGTACATAAGTCTCAACAGTGCCAGGTGCGTTGTTATTAAAGTTACCTCCGCTAAAGTCTACAGCTGGAGCATTAGATTGAGTATTAGTAGCGCCTCCTCCCTGATCCATTGACGTATTAGGAGCGCCTCCACCAAATTGAGTCTTAGCAATCTTAGCCACGTTAGCAAATCCTATTACACCAACAGCAACAGCTTGCGCTATCTTAACCGATGTTGGAACTGTCTCAGGTGAGTTAAGTGCTTTAACAATGGCTGAATAAGTGTCTATTAAAGACATTGCCATATTAAGAGCCTTGTTTACGTTGAACTGTCTCTTAGCAGTCTTTTCAGTGCGTGCAGTGAAGCTATCATTAAGCGCTGCTAATGCTGCGAATCCTTGAGATACAGCTGCTACTTTCATCTCTTGTAGAGCAATAGCATCTGCTTTCTCTTTATCTGCCCACTTCTTTTTAATAGCATCTTCCTCGGCTAACTGAGCATCTAAAAATACTTTAGTATCTACCCCTCTTAAATCAGCTTCAGCTATTAAAGCATCATACTTATCTTTATTAATTTGAAGCTCTTTATCTTTCTCGCTTAGTAGTCTTAATTCATTAGCTTTAGCTTGTTCTAAGGCAGCATTACTTATAGCATTATACTTTTGCTTAGACTCTTCTTGTAAAGCTAAATCGGCAGCTACTTGCTTATCGTATTCAATTTTAGCATACTTATCTTTAATAGCCTGCTCTTCTTCTTTATGAAATTGCAATAAGGCTGCCATTGCTTCAGCTGACTGTTTAGCTTTTTGGTATGAAGCTACCTCTAACTTTTGGCGCTCATTAAGTAAGAATAATTCTTTATCTAAGTCGCTTAAATTTCTCCTATCCCAGTCTGCTAATTCTTTCTTAATAGTTAGCAATTCATCAGCTAATTTCTTTGCCTCCGCTTCACGTTGTGCTTTTCTAACTGCAGCAGCTTCATCAATTTTAGCCTGTTCTTCGGCTGTCTTGGTATTGTTCCAAACTTCAACACCTTTTTCTTTGATAATCTTTAAATCTTTTTCAGACTGAGATATTAACTTTTCTTGGGCATCTACCTTAGCCTGAGCAGTTTCTAAATCACGTTTTGCACTTTTTGCTTTTGCGTCAGTATTACCCCTTTCACTATAAGCGTATTCTGCTGCTTTAGCTAATTCTATATTTAAATTTTCTTGCTGTTTCTTTTGACCAGCAAGAGCTGTTTCTAATTTTTGTGCATCATCAATATATTGTTGAGATGCTTTAATTTTAGCTTGTTGTAATGCTACATCTTTATTACCTTCTGCTACAATATCTTGCGCCATACTATGACCTTCTGCAATAGTAGCATTTAACTTGGCTTGTTTCTCAGCTCTTGCATCTTCTAAGGCAGCACGTGATTCACTTATAGCAGCTTGCTCTCCCTCTAATAAAGCTAACTTATACGCAGCAGTAAGCTGCTTGTCTTTTGCATCTAATACGCTTAATTCAGCTTGGTATATTTCTCCTGCGCTGGCTTTTGTTGATTTAAGTAGTGTTACATTTCGCTCTAATACTTTTGTCTGACGAGATAATAAATCTACTTGCTGTTTAAGAGATTGAATCATTCCGCTTTTATTACCTACTAAAGCTTCTAATTCTTTCCAATAAACAATAACACCCACCACAGCAGCAGCTAAAAAGAAAATAGGATTAGCCTTAATAGCTTGCCCTAATCCTTTTAGCGCATTCTTTCCTGCTGTCAATAAATCACTAAAACCTTTACTAATATCTTCAGGCTTTAATCTACCTAAATTACCAGCTACTAAATTTACCGATTGGCTTAAGCCCTCAAAGTCAAGATTTCTTATTTGAGTTCCCATCATGCCGAATGAATTAGTTAAGCCTTCGACAGCAGGACCTGTATTGCCCTTAACTGCATCAGCTGCATCATTCATCCTGTCCTTAAGCTCACCCATCTTCTGAGATAGCTCATTAAATTTCTTAGTGCCTGGATCAAATTTATCTTGCTGCTTCTTTAATTCAGCATATTGCTGCTTTAAAGTCTTAGTCGATTTCTCTAATTCAACAGTAGAATCATCTACCTTCTTTATTTCCTGATTAATATCTTCTAATCCTGTAAAGGTACCTTCGTCATCAAACGAAAGCTTTAATATCATCTCTTGTGTAGCCATTATATTACGCTATAAATTGTGAATGTAATTAAGCTAAGTAGCCCTATTAGTATAGTGTAATTAATAGCTCTTATTTGCCACACCTTTAGCCTTGCATGGTATGTACCACTTGCATGCTTAAACTCTTGGCTCTTTCCCTGCACTCCCGACCTTAGCAAAGTCATACTAAATATAATGTCTTGTTGTGGATTTGTCATATTATAGGTGTACGTTGGAATTTACTTTGAGTGTATTGAATAGTGGCGCTCACTACTGCAGTTTTACCGGTTAATTTGCACGTGATGTATGGTGCTATTTTGTTACTTACCACTGGCATGTACAAATCAAATAGACTCGCACCGAATCCGCTGTAAAATTGATTGACTAAAATGGGAGTAGAGCTGTATTGAGTAGTCTTATCTTTCCATATCATAGAGCTATATTCTAAGCTTGCTACTCGGCCTGTAAAGTCGGTTACGTTGTAATCATATTCAAGAATAGAAATGTATACTTTAACCATCCAAACGGTCTCAGTAGGCATCACTATAGAGCCACCGTCTATGCCATCTAAGTACAAATCTATGTTAGTTGGATTAGCAGTAAGCTCGCCTAAGCCCATGAGCTGAATAAATCCATGCTGTGATCTACCTGGTATAGTTGTTCCAAAGTCTGAGGTACCATCGTACCAGGTACCCCCACCAAAGTGCACCCCTCTTACATCAGCTTCTGCCCATCTGCCAGCTACCATAGTGCCCTCTAAGTTAGGCCTGATAAAATTGCGATATCCTAAAGCTTGGCTGTAGTTGTTGTTAGGTGCAATTCCATGCCCTAAGCCACTAACAAATATGCGTTCGTTGTTATTCTCAATAGATGCTCTATTGACATTACCCATACCGGTAGCGCTTCTTTGATTACCACTTGTGTTAGTGATATTACTGCCGCCTATGTTGTTAGGTGATGTGATTATACCTCCTGTTCCATTCGTTCCTGTAGACGCAAAGCATTGGCCCTTACCATCATTCCAAGTGTAGCCATAAAACTCGCAGCATTCTTGTGAGCCGTTACTTATACCACCATCATAATCTAAGAAGTCTACAGCGCCTGTAGTTGCGTTAATAGTAGACGGTGTGTACTGGCATAGCGCTCCAATGTTTAAAAAACGAATAAGCTTGCACTTAGTTACTTGCTCATCAGCTACAATGTAATCTGTTAATTCTATTACTCGCCACCAAGAATCTTTAACCCAAATCTTATCATTAAATTGAAGGCCAAATACATCGGTTAATGATAGCTGAAAATAAGCCTCCATTATCTTTTGCTCATCGTCATAAAGCTCGGCAATATACTGCCTCCAATATCTATCAAATAGCGTGTGTAATGGCATTACTTCTATTGGATGCGGAGGAATCTCCTGCCCAAAGTTTAGGTCATCTGTGCCTATCTCTGTTGGGATAGCTGCGTAGTGGCTAAGTAGTGGTATAATTGTAAAGCTCGCATCTTCTGCTACCTCATCGTAAACCATAACTACAGCATCCTCGGCTGCATCTCTTCTATAAAGTATGCGAGGCCCAGGTGCCATAAACTCTCCCGTCTCATTAAAGTATTTTGGGATGATGTAATTAGTGTTAGGAATTAAGTCGCAGGGCGAAGCTCCAAAATTTAATTCTATTGTATAATCATTTGTGCTAAAATCGTTACCTGGATCAGTAAGCCTAAGCTCCCCATAAACTCGCTGAGCTCCTGTTTTATATTTGGTGTTTAATAAATCGCCCTGCTCTTTATAACTCCATTTAAGCACTCGCTTTCTTATATCGGATGCAGGAGTAAGTACAATGTCTTTTGATAGGTCTAATTTTTGAGTCCAATCGTAATCATTTCCTGTACCTAAATACTCTACCATTGGTATAATTTCAACAGCATTAGGTACAACAGGATTTGGAACTATTACAGCGTTAAACATTTTAAGAATATCTCTGAGATAATCTATTTGTTTTAATTCAGGAGAATTTCTTATAAAGCTTACTGGCTGCGCTTGAAGCTCTCCTGTAACAAATGAAGTTGAAAAAGTAGAATTTATATTAACATCTAAAGTTAATTGGCTTCCTAAATGGCCATAGATATACAATCTTATTTCGTCTCCAGTTTGTACTTCTAAAACTTTACTACAGACTGCATGAATAAGAGTATTAATAGTAGAATCATAAGCTTGAGTACTATTATTCCAATCAAATTCAATATTAGTTAAACCTTGGCCATTATCCATAGGATAAAGAGTTTCTATCCCTGATCTTGTTAATCCAAGATTTATATCATAAGTACTTATGTTTGTAATTGCTGCTATTTCTATAAATAAATCAGCATTAAAAGTAATGTTAAAATTCCCCTGTGCTGTATAGACATCAGATGTAAAACTATTGGATGGATCTAATGTTTCTACCCATGATGTAAGTTGGCTTTTGTATAAGCCTGTAAACGGAACTACACTTAAATTATACGTATGATCAGCACTATAATGTGCAGTAAATTTAGCTTCATCATTAGTTACAGGGCCAAGCGTCAGAGGATTAGTGATGTAGGGAATATACATATTTCCTAAATTCTCATCTATTGTATCTCCGTTCCAAGTAAAACCTGCCTCAGAAATAATCTTATCCATGAGCCACTTAGCTCTAACAGCTAATGTAAGCTCTGAGGTAAACACAGGATTAACAGAGCTAAATACTCTTCGGCTTGTTACCGTTGTATCCTCGCTCCAATTCTGCCCACGATCAGTTAAAGTGTAGCAGATGTTATAATCAAACAAATCACCAGCGTTAATATCTACTACATTATCATAGGTATTCTCATGGTCAAATTCAGAATAATCTAACTCACTAATCATCTGATCTCCAATGCTGCGAGCTAAGTCTACTGTCTCTCCAAAAAAGACTATTAAGAATTCGTGCATCTTACCCTGCTGAGTAATGCTCTGCTTAAATTGTATGTGCCCTTCAGCAATGGGTAAGGTATCTACTGATAAGGTAGCATCTATCTTACGTAATACGTTAATCTGAGTAGT